ATCAACAAACGGTTGGACACTGTGGACTACGGGTGAGTTAGGTACATCGGTGTGACAATCGTACAGGTGGCACAATAAATGAGCACGCGGCTGCATCTGGGCTATACTGTGTACACAGGTGAGGGAGATGAGTCCAACATCACCAACCAGTCTCTCGATTGGCCCTCTTGACTCTCAGCTCCGATCCTGTATAATACAACTGTTCACTTCTGATTCACTAATTCATGTCTGCTAAATTGATGGTTGAGCTGCTGCGTCGCGGTAAGACTGGTAACGATATTCTTAAGATTCTTGATGCTATCACTGGTCCCGAGTCCAAGTTGTCTGCTGAGACCAATGCGATTGTTCTTGACAAGCCCCAAGTTGCGAGCTACGCTGTTAGCGAGCCTCCTATGTTCTGATCCTTGGTTTATCCTGCACAATCCATTCAACTTTAGAATATGCGTAACCCATTGCATCTCTTACAACACAAACTCAACGGCAACTGGTATACACTCACACCGTACCCAGTTCCATACGCTGAGGCGTGCGAGAGATTACAATTCTATCGCGATTACTTTCAGTTCAACACCTACGAGTACCGTATCCGCCCTGTAAACTAATGCTGAACATCACTGATTCTAACAACACAGAACAGCTCTGGGATCGCTTCCACGAATTATATGACACCGACGATTACACCAACGAGTATGTCTTGGACGTACTTAGTCTCGCCAATTCCTTCGGCATTGTTCCTAAGTGGGCAGCGATTAAGTTATTCCGTGATCACGGATCTTCCGAGCTCGACTACATCCGCGATGGCAACCAAAAGTACAACGCGCTGCAGATCTTAAGCTGGTTGGGTTATTGATGTCTCCAATGTCTACGCACGAGCACTATCGTTGGCTCAATGTCGCGCACTTACTTAACGAGCACGACCATTTCTATTTCTTTCTTTCACTACTATCTAATTCTTATGATTACTGAGTCCACTATTATTCTTGCTGTCATCGGTATGATTGGTTTATTCAGCACTGCTATTACATATCAGCGTGCCAATCGTATTAGTCACAAGTATTACTCCAAGTAATTATTATTACACAACACTGTCTAATTATTATTAATCATGTCTAACTAATTTTAATTATACACCGCTGTTTAATTCTTATTACACAGTGCTGTGTATTTTTTATTAGCTTCACTATCATCAAGGTACATCTCAAGGACTAAAAATGCAAACTACCACCCCCAACGTCAACACTGTGTTTACCAAGGATCAAGAAGAACTGCTCGATTACATTGCAGACTACACTGCCAACGCTTTTGCTGAGTACTTTGACGAGCCAGAGGATGAACAACGCCTGATCGACGAGTTGTCCGATCTCGGTATCGAGACTCGTGAGGATTTCGAGGACCGCTACCGTGGACACTTCGACGGCTGGCACCCATGCGCTGACTTTGCTGAAGAACTCATGGTAGGATGCTGCTACATCGACGAGAACCACCCACTGTATAGCTTCATTGACTGGCAGGATGTATGGGATCGCTCGGTGTCTTATGACTACAATACTATCAATGACAACTTCTTCTTTGCAAATGCGTGACATCGAACCCGACGAGCTAGCTCAACATCTTGTTGACCAGCTTGACATTGACGACCTCCGCCGCTATGTTCTAGAGAGCTTGACAGAGACTTACTCTGATCTCAAGTACGACAGTCCTGGTGAGTACGAGGACGAACTCCGTAAATACTATTCCGACGACATCTGATGCAAACTTCCACCCAACTGACTATCAACCAAAAAGCTGTCTCTTTGTCCAAATACTCTTGGGCCAAGGAGTTGTTCCTGGAGCTTGACAACGGCGACAGTGTGCGCGTAGGTTGTACCGATGAGACGTTTATCAACGCACTCAACAACTACATCAACCTGACTCCTGCTGATGAGCTTGACAAGTTGCCAGAGTTCAGCCGCAAGTGCCTCAACAATGTTATGACCAAACTGTACGATTACTTCAACCAAGATGACGCAAGCTGAGTACGAAGAGTATCTCTATTACTTTGACCCAACACCTCAGTATCTCTATGATGACTATTCTATGCCACTAGAGTATGAGGATTGGCTTAACGAACAACTTGATTCTATTGGACTTTATTAACTATGCGAACAGGTACTATTGACATGCTGTATAAAATGGAGCGTGAAGATTACATGTGGTTAGAGTTTGCTAACTTTACAAGTAATCACGAACAATTTTACTATTTTCTTTCACTGTTTTACTAATGCTAATTTCTAATGGTTACGATTACGAAGAAAAGAGTTACCGTGTTCGTATAATGTCTTGGGATGTGCCAGGTGATGACAAAACACTAGCTGTTGTTTCATCTCGTGAGGAGGCAGATCGCCTTGTTGATGAGTACAGCGAACGGTACCCAAATGCTTATGTCGATTATGTCTATTACTTATGAACAGCCCCAACATATACAAAACATCGGACAACAAACGAAAGGATAAAGGTAAGCGTAAGCCTCGTCAATTACAATCAGCCAAAGCTCGTTTACAACATGTCAAGAACAAGTACAATGTCACTATCACAAGGCGCTAAGTCATTGTCAGTCTACCGTGCGATGCTCACTGATTCCGTGTCTAAGTATGTGTTAGCATACGATGATGAGGATGCAGCGTGGCAAGCCTACAGGCTGTCAAAACATCTCAACAAACCATTACTGAACGTAACAAAACATGGGTAAGTCCAAACAACCGTACTACGATAGCAACTGGGAGCTGTACAAAAAAGCACCCGATGACTTCTTCGTACCTCACACATACGATGAGGTCATGGAATGGAAAGTAGCAGGCTGGGAGTTGCCAGCTAGTGTGTGTTGTGTGATCCGTGTAGCATCTACTAAGAATGGTAAAGTCAAGGAGTTCATCTATCGCAGCCCAGCAGCTGCTAAGAAAAAAATCAACAAACTATTTGAAGAATCAGACATTGAGTTCACTGTCGCTGACCACGAGTCAATTCACCATTTCTATCCCGAAGACAATCCCGATGAAGACGAAGACATTTAACAAACTTGTGTGTGATCTTATTACTGAGATCAATCACCACGATCACAAGGCCGAACTGCTTAAACTGATGCAGGACCAACTCAAAGACGACCTGACTACACCCTATGCACGACGACCAATTACTAGCTGAACAGATTGCACTTGAACGTAAACAAATTAGCAAAGGTCTGGACAAATTATCAGACAACACTAAGAAACTACATGACAAATCGTACGCAAGTGCAACCGTTTACGGTAATTATGGTATCCAAGCCATGCTACCTGCTGTCATCGACGGCATAGAATCAACACGTACGCGCCTTGCAAGGGGCCAGAACGGCCCTGCGTTCCGCGAGATAAGGAAACATACCGACGAGCTAGAATCACTGGCTCTAGCGTCCATTGCGTTGAAGGTTACGTTTGACCAAGTGTTCAGCAGTAAACCAAAAAGCGCATTGATTGTTAATGTAACCAGCAACATTGGACGCTCGGTACAAGATGAATGTCAGATGCGACACTATGAACGTGAAGCGCCAGGTCTGCTGACATATCTTCAGAAGAAATACTGGCATGACTCAATCGGCACTCAACAAAAGCTAGCGAACACTCGCAAGGCTATGAACAAGGCCGACATTCCCAAGTGGGACTCCTGGGCACAAGGTAATAACATCAAGATTGGTACATGGCTACTTGAACAAGTCATGGCTAAGACTGGTTGGTTTACCATTGAGCTACGTCGTTCTGGTAAGAAAACAGATCAGTACGTCGTACCAACTGATGAGTTCATGCGTATGCGTGACACGATCATGCACGATGCTGAGTTATTCAGCCCGCTTGCGTGGCCAATGCTTATTGAACCACGTGATTGGACACCCGAGAATCAGGGCGGTTACGTCCTGAATGAGGTAATGTGCGGGCACGAAATGGTCCGTCGCGGTAACCCCTCCCTAATACAGGGGGAAACCATCTTCGAGTTTATCAACAAGATACAGAAGGTTCCATACCGCCTGAACCCATTTATCGTTGACGTTGCTCTTACGTTAGAGGAAAAGGGAATACAAGTTGGAAAGTTTATTCCAATCTGTGAGATGCCCCTACCTCCTAAACCTGCAGATATTGCAGAGAATAAAGAGTCGAGGTTTACCTATCGTCGTAAAGCGGCAGAGGTGAATAATGTCAACAGCCAAGCCTTCCGCAGGAGTTGTCGTACTCGTATGACAATGGAGGCAGTAAAACGCTTCAAAGATCGGGAACGATTCTATCTCCCCTGGAGCTTCGATTATCGTGGTCGTGTTTATCCAATTCCTGCATTTCTTACACCTCAAGATACTGACTTTGGTAAGTCACTCTTACAATTTGCTGAGGGAGCGTTTGTCTTTCCAGAGGATGAAGAGTGGGTTGCCTTTCAAGTTGCTACAACTTGGGGTCTTGACAAGGCCACGATGGCTGAACGTCAAGAGTGGGTCTCTCAGAATCATGCCCTAATCACACGTGTTGCCACTGACCCTATTGGTAACATTGGTGACTGGGAAGGTGCTGATGAGCCTTGGTTATTCCTTTCTGCTTGTGAAGAATTTTATGCTTGCTTTATTGATTGTAGTCGGCATCACACCCGTCTACCTATCGCTGTTGACGCCACTTGCTCAGGATTACAAATCTTGGCAGGACTCGCCAGGGATCGGTCTACGGCTGGAATGGTTAATGTGCTCCCTGGTAGCGAACCTCAAGATGCTTACAAAGCCATCGCTGCAGCCAGTATTGATCAAATCCCGGAACGACTAAGACAGTATTGGGATCGTAAAAAAACCAAGCGGTCAGTGATGACCATTTGTTACAACGCAAAACCATTCTCCAACAGACAATACATACGTGATGCTTTTACAGAGATTGGTGTCGATGTAACCAAGGAGGAGTTGACCGAGATTGTGGTAGCAGTACGAGACGCTATGCACAAGGTCTTTCCTGGTCCAATGGCAGTCATGCGATGGATTGAAGGAGAGGTAGCACGCGCTATCAAACGTGGTGACAAGTATCTAGAATGGACTACTCCATCTGGATTTACTGTTCACCAAAGACTCAACAAACTAGAGTACGAACGCCTAGACTTAAAATTACTTGGTAGATGTCAAGTAAAGGTTGGTCACAAAGGTGACGTGGTGGACCTGAACCATCACAAAAACGCAACTGCTCCTAATCTTGTCCACTCACTCGATGCAAGCCTACTCGCACTTTCTGCAATACGTTTCAACGCTCCGTTGGCCCTCATACACGATTCGATTTTATGCCGTGCTAGCGACATGGATACTCTTTCATCCATCGTCCGAGAAACTTACATGCACTTATTTGCAAAGCACGAATACCTGAAAGAGTTCGCTACCTTTATTGGTGCGGAAACTGAACCGCCGATGATCGGGGATCTCGAACCCGAACTGGTGACTAAATCCACTTATTTTTTCTGCTGATGTCTAAAGCCCCTTTTGTAACCGCTGACCCTGTGATGCTGGAAGGCTACCAAGCTATCCTGTCTCCTGGTAAATTCGGTTATTCCCTTACTGCTATGGTTGATGCCACTCTTGTGCAGCAACTGGAAGAAGATCGCACCGAAGTTCTGAAATGGGCAGAGTCCAAACTAAAGAACCCGAAGCGCTCTACCTTGAAGCCCACCCCATGGGAAGAAGTAGAAGAGGGACGTTACAAACTTAAGTTCTCCTGGAAGGAGGATCGTCGTCCGCCTGTGGTTGATACCGAAGGCACTCCTATTGTTGATGAAAACGTACCACTGTACAGCGGTTCCAAGGTCAAACTTGGTTTCTTCCAAAAGCCTTACATCCTGAAGGATGGTGTCACCTATGGCACTAGCCTGAAGCTTGTTGGTGTGCAGGTCGTTGAGCTTGGCGGCACCACTGCTGGTGGTGAAGCTGAACTGAGTGACTCTGCTGTAGCCGAACTGTTCGGCAAAACCGATGGCTTCAAAGCCGATTCACCCATGGGACTTACTGAAAACGATGACGATGACTTCTGAACGGAACTCCATTTTTACTGTTGAAAAGAACCAAGACCTGGGACTCTACGAGGGTACCTTGACGGTTCAACTGCCAACCATTTCTGTGACTCGCTACAAAGCAGATCGTAACGACTTCCGCTACGAGATGCGCCGTGCAGTAGAAGAGATTGTTGGCGAGATTGTTGAAAAACTTGTTGACGAATGAACTTTCGCTCCGGGCTGGAGAAGAACGTCGATGACTTTCTTCACAGCACTGGGGTTGACTATGAATACGAAAGTACGAAGGTACCGTACGTTCTTACATGCAACTACACACCAGACTTTGTTCTGAAGAATGGTGTTATGCTAGAGGCTAAGGGTCACCTTAGTCCTGATGATCGCCGCAAGATGATTGCTGTAAAGAAGCAACATCCTGAACTTGACATACGATTTGTATTCCAGGCCCCATACAATAAAATATACAAAGGCTCTCGTACAACGTACGCCAAATGGGCGGAGAAACACGGATTCCCGTGGACACATTTTAAATCAATACCAGATGAATGGCTGAACTAAGCGAGTTCGTACGCCACATACCATGCGATACGTGTGGATCATCCGATGCTAATTCACTGTATGACGATGGCCACACGTATTGCTTTTCATGCCACACTTATGTTAATGGTGACGAACCACCCAAAATGTCACAATCACATGTGCTAATCCAAGGTGAGCCACAACGGCTCCGTAAACGTAAAATTCCAGAGGAGGTATGCTCAAAGTATAAAATCTACACAGACAATAATGTATTACGCTTCTACTACACAGACAAGAGTGGTCGTGTTGTAGGATGCAAGACAAAGACAAAGAACAAAGACTTCAAGTATGAAGGCGAGGTACCTGGCACACTGTTTGGCCAGAATCTCTTTCCATCAACCGGTAAGCGTGTTGTAATTACAGAGGGTGAGCTTGATGCTGCCAGCTGTGCTGTTGCAATGCCAAGCTGGCCACACGTCAGTCTGCCATCTGGTGCTGCTTCTGCAAAGAAAAGCATTCAGAAAGCACTCGATTGGCTACAAGGCTATGAAGAGATCTGCTTGTTCTTTGACAATGATGAACCCGGTCGTAAGGCTGCAGAGGAAGCAGCAAGTGTTCTGCCACCCGGAAAGGTGAGCATCGCCCTGTTGGACGATAAGTATAAGGACGCTTCTGATGCACTTATGGCTGATGATGCAGAGGCAGTACGTAAAGCAATCTGGGATGCCAAGGAGTATCGACCAGATGGTATTGTCGAAGCAAAGACACTCAAAGATCTAATTACCACACCTACACCACCTGCTGACCATGAATACCCATTCCAAGGCCTTAACCGGTTACTACACGGTATCAGATACGGAGAACTTATCACGATCACTGCTGGCAGTGGTGTCGGAAAGTCTTCGTTCTGCAGGCACATTGCAACTGAACTTCTACGTAATGGAGAACGGGTCGGTTACTTGGCTCTTGAAGAATCAAACCGGCGTACTGCGCTCGGATTGATGAGTGTAGCTGAGAAAAAAGCATTTCACATAGGAGACCATGACAAAGCTACGTTGGAAGCTGCGTACGATCGGACAATGGCTACTTGGAATCTTTTTCTCTATGATGGCTTTGGTAGTTATGATCCTGACATTATCTATAATCGTATTGACTATTTGGCGAACGGGCTGGATTGTCGGATTATTTTTCTGGACCATCTATCTATCCTTCTTAGTGGTCTTGATGGTGATGAAAGAAGGATGATTGATACCACCATGACCAAGCTGCGTTCACTCGTTGAGCGTACCGGCGTGGCTATGTTTTTAGTATCACACCTCAAACGTTCATCTACTGATCAAGGTCATGAAGAAGGAGCACGCGTTACACTTGGACAGCTCCGTGGAAGCGCAGCGATTGCACAACTTTCTGACGGTTGCATTGCAATCGAAAGAGATCAACAAGACAGATCTGAACACGCTACTAGCACTATTAGAGTCCTTAAAAATAGATATTCTGGCGAGACAGGCATCGCTTGTCACTTAAAATATAACTTAGATACTTGTCAATTCTACGAATCTGATGAAGCTCAACCCGATTTCAACCCGGCAACCGATTTCTAACGCACCTGCTTATAAACCATATGTACACCCGTGGTATACTTACAACGAACTGCAGCGGCCTAACCCTCCAACACCGGAGATGGTAGAGCGTGCAAAGTTTGTAGATAAGACGTATCGCTGGAAAACAAAATGAACCTCGTCTTTGACATCGAGGCAAACGGACTACTACAAGATGTTTCTAAGATCCACTGTATTGGTATCTACGATCTCGATACCGGTCAAGTTTCTGTCTTCAATGATGAAGGCGGTTGTGATGAACCCATCACGCGAGGTGTTACGATGCTTGAGGAGGCTGAATGCCTCATTGGACACAACATTATAAATTACGACCTACCTGCGATTAAAACCTGCTACCCATTCTTTGACTTCAAAGGTCAATCCATTGACACCTTATTATTGTCTCATGTGTATCATGCCAATATACTAGACATAGATAAGAAGCGTAAATGGAAAGATATGCCTACCAAACTGTACGGTTCGCATAGCCTTGAATCCTATGGTTACAGACTCAACGAGCACAAGGCGCAAATCGAAACAGATTGGAGCTGCTGGAGTCAAGAAATGCAAGACTACATGAAGCAGGACGTTGTTGTTACACATAAACTATGGCAGCACTTCCTCCCCTACCTGAATGGCTCCAGATGGAGCACAGAGTAGCACACATATTAACTGAACAAGAACAACATGGATGGTATTTTGATGAACGAGCTGCATGGGAACTTGCATCTTCTCTCCGCAGTGAACTTGAAAGCATTGATGCATTATTACGAAACAGGTACCCTCTCGTCCCAGGACAGAGATTCACTCCTAAACGAGATAACAAAAGCAAAGGCTATGTCGCAGGAGCTGAGTTCACACGTCTGAAGGATTTTAACCCAACATCGAGGGACCACATAGCATGGATATTGAAGACACACAGCGGCTGGGAGCCAACCTCCCTTACTCCTACTGGGAAGCCGATCGTAGACGAAACGAGTTTGAAAGATATTGGAACGGACCTGGCGCTCTCGTTCTTGAGGATGCTGGAAATTACGAAGATGTTAGGGATGCTCTCCGAAGGGAAGAACGCCTGGCTCAAGCTTGTTACGAAGTCTAAACGTATACACCATCATTGTAGTGTAGCTACAAACACAGGGCGTTGCGCCCACCGACATCCAAACCTTGCCCAAACGCCTAGTGATGAAAGATTCAGACAACTATTCACCGCCACGCCAGAAGAAGTCATGGTTGGTGCCGACCTTAGTGGTGTCGAGCTGCGTATGCTTGCCCATTATTTGTCTCGTTTTGATGAGGGTCGTTATGCACACATTCTTATCACCGGAGACATACATCAAACAAATGCCGACAAAATTGGAATCAGTAGAAAACTTGTCAAAACAGTTACCTACGCCTTCCTCTATGGTGCCGGCGATGCCAAAATTGGATTAAGCTATGACAAGTCTCTCAGCAGTTCTGCAGCTAAATCCAAAGGTAAAGAGATTCGCAAGGCTTATGTGGAGGCAATTCCGGGTCTGTCTGATCTTCTTGCTGCTGTTCAAACTGCGTCTGATCGTGGCTATGTTAAAACGATTGATGGCAGGCGACTTAACGTTGACTCATCGCATAAAGCACTCAACTTCCTATTACAGGGGTCTAGCGCATGTCTTGCGAAGAGATGGCTCTTGATCGCTAACGATGGTGTGAAGACCATGCCATTGTGTGCATCACAACTAGCGTTTGTCCATGACGAACTGCAATACGAGTGTGCCCCAGAGCACGCTGAAGATCTAAAATTTCTGCTCGAACTCTCAGCTGTACAAGCTGGAGAATACTACAACCTGCGCTGCCCTATTGCAGCAGAAGGTAAGATAGGTAAAACCTGGGCAGATGTACACTAACACCCAAATAAATATGACACATGAGTTTACTCATTGATGCAGACTATATCGTATACAAGTCCTGTGCATCTTGCGAAGCAGAGATCGATTACGGAGATGACGTTATTGTCGTCACCTCCAGATTTTCAGAAGTCATGGAGACCATCGACCGAGAGCTCTATGCAATCGCAAATGATCTTGGATGCTTCGATGATTTTATTCTTTTCTTTTCTAGTAGTAACAACTTCCGTAAATTACTGTATCCAGCGTATAAAGGACACCGTAACCGAAAGAAGCCCTGTGGCTATCGAAGAGCCATCAACGCGCTCAAAAAAGAATATCCTGTAATCGTTAACGACAGCTTGGAAGCAGATGACTCTATTGGCATTCATGCTACCAAGTACCCAGGTAACATCATCGTATCTCCAGACAAGGACATGCGCCAGATCCCTGGTGATTTGTTTGACCTTACTAATGAGGTTATCACTATCACACCAGAAGAGGGACAGCGTTGGCACTACATTCAAACAATGTCAGGAGACCAGACCGATGGTTACAGTGGCATCCCCGGTATCGGAGTCAAACGTGCAGCAGCATTACTTGACAAAGAAGGCTGTACGTGGGATACTGTAGTCAAGGCATACGAGTCCAAAGGATTGTCGGAAGACGATGCTTTGCTAAATGCTCGCCTGGCTAAGATACTTCACCACGAACATTATGACGCCGAACAACGACGAATCATCTACTGGACTCCCACCGATGCCCGTAACGGAAATGACAATGGAACAGGACTTTCAGCTGAGACGGCTGGAGGATCTGCTACCTAAAGCTAGTAAAGAAGACATTATTACTATTTTTTTAGCACTGCAACGCCAAAATTTTGCACTTACAAATACAGTTAAACAGCTATTGAAAGAATGGCCCACCACCCCGAATACTACAAACGCGGAACCATCGAAGTATGGGACTTTATTCGTGATCAAGAACTATCCTACCACCTAGGTAATGCTGTAAAGTATATTTGCCGTGCAGGATATAAAGACAATTATGTCGAAGACTTAGAAAAAGCAATCCACTACCTTACTAACGAACTACAATATGTCACTGCTCAGCAACCAAGCGATCGAGTTTCGACGAGCGTACAATATATCGAACGATTTGAGTTCCCGCTCGACTCAGAAGAATTTGATCGTTGAAGAATTTAAAGAGTTTATTGAAGCAGACTACAACATGGCTATGATGGACATCAAAAGCCGTGCTGATTGTCTGAAAGAACTTGCTGATCTTATCTATGTTTGTGCTCAGTACGCTGAAAACATGGATTGGGATATTGAGCAAGCTTTGCGCCGTGTCCACAGATCAAATATGTCCAAGCTTGATCTAAACGGTAACCCGATTTATCGAGAAGACGGCAAAGTCCTAAAGGGACCAAACTATCAACCACCCGACCTGTCTGACTTAGTTTAAATATGAAAACTGACCTTGTTGCCCGTACAGGGCGCGTACAATCTTGGATTGACGATCCAACCTCCCGTTTGCCTGTCTCCTGTACAGTATTTGTTGTAGAAAATGAGATGGAGGGACCAAACGGCATTGAAGCCAGTTGGCGCTTTGCTTCTCACGCTCTACGTTACGGCGCAGGGTGTGCAATCCACCTGTCAAAACTTGACCCAAAAAATCATGAACGTCCATCTGGTGTAACTGCTAGTGGACCGGTAAGTTTTGGTAAAATTTACTCAACATTAAATGAAATTCTTCGTAGAGGCGGAGTATACAAAAACGGTGCTATTGTGTTGCATATCGACATGGAGCATCCTGATTGTCTTGAGTTTGTACAAGCATCACGTCAAGAACTACCTTGGGTTAAGCGATGCGTTAATATCACTGAAGAGTGGTGGAAGGCTTGTTCTTTCAAAGAAGAACTCCTGTATGCCATCAAGTCTGGTGACGTGTGGCTCAACAAAGTAAAATACGACAAAGACGGTAACCGAATCTATGGTAATGTATGTCTCGAAGTTTATCTACCTAGTCGTGGTACTTGCTTGCTTCAGCATATTAACCTTGGCGCTGCTACTGACGCCATGTCGCTTGAGCTCGCCTTTGTAGACGGCATGAAACAGCTCTGTGAGCTTCATGCAAAAACAAATGTAGATGCTTCCGGTGAGTACCTCTCACCAGAAACTGACCGTCAAGTTGGTCTTGGTATGCTTGGTCTTGCCAACATGCTGCGACGCTACAATGTGTCGTATAAAGAGTTTGGTCAAGGTCTTGAGGACATGCTTGCCGGCAGGCTGAGCGCCAGTGCCGGGTATGCCCTCGCAGACGCCTTCAGGACAGCCGTGGAGGCCGCTGCAGAGGTGGCTAGGGCTTATGGTATGGTCCGGGCCTTTGCCGTGGCTCCTACGGCCTCCTGCAGCTACCGATACACTGATCTCGATGGATTTACTACAACTCCTGAAATCGCACCTCCTATTGCGCGACACGTTGATAGGGATAGTGGTACATTTGGCGTTGAGTCTTATGACTACGGTGACGTAGAAATCGCCAGCGAAGTTGGCTGGCAAGATTATAAAAAAGTAGCAGACGGGCTTATCGCTCTGCTTAACAATACGGGACTTCTTCACGGATACTCATTCAACTCTTGGAGTGATATGGTAACCTACGACAATGCGTTCGTGGAAGAGTGGTTGGCATCGCCTCAAACCTCCCTTTACTACTCTTTGCAGGTAATGGGTGACACTCAGGATAAGAGCAACGTTTATGCTGCTCTCGATGATGCTGATGTAGACAATTACCTGGAAGAACTTCTATCCAATGCTCCTGATTGTAATTGCGGCGAATGAACCCATACGACAAACTCCTTAATCGAAAGCGCACCTGGCAACCAGTTCAGACAGAAGCTGGTAAAGTAAAAGAGGGTGCAGAAGAAACCATATACCGTGCGCTGGCTATCCGGCACATGGAACTCCCAGTTGGCGACTTTATTAAAGATGCTCTCAAGAATGATGTCCCGGAAGCGGCTCGTAATCTACTCCTATCCAACATCCAGGACGAGGAGAAGCATGACCTTGCACTTGGTTACATCGCCAATTCTCTCGGGGTTGATGAGACTGCTGAAGCGGAAGCGCTCAAGCTCCGCGACGCCTGGAATGCTCATCCAGATCACACGATCCTCAAAGCAATGGTTGCCGAGCGTGCAATTTTCTTTGTGCTCCTCCCATTCTTCCGATTTAACGGTGATGCTGGACTGCGAACTGTCAGCGCCGACATCAGCCGAGACGAACAAGTCCATGTCGCATGTAACTCACTAGTCTCACGAGAACTGGGCTTGACAATCTCGCCATCTCTTGATAAGCTACGTAAGGCGACGATCAACTGGATCATGCAGCCCCTTGGTAAAAGTGACGATAAATATTTGGACAAAAAATTTTGGCTGGATCAAAGCGACTCCCTCATGTATGCAGGGAAAGCAGAAGGCCTTCTAGAAACACAGCGGGCACGTATGCCTGCATTCTTTGAACACTCCAATGTCAATCTCCCTCAATACGCTTGAAACATATGGCATGACCGTAAGGACATTGCTACATGAAGCGGATGAAACATTCCCACCCATCAACCCAGGCCCTGGAGATAGTATGTCTACTATCATGTACAGAGCTGGACAACGCTCAGTAATTGAGTGGTTAAACCAACGTCTTAAAGAAGAAGAACTATGAGTTACGGAGGACAAGTTGCAGCTGTATTTAATCAGCTGGCTTCAATTTACGGTCAGATGGGTAGAGGAATCCCTGGCGATGGCCGTCCAGATCTAAGAGGTAAAAAACGTCTAAATGTTCTACGAGCTATGCTGGGTCCAGCTCAGCAAGAATTAAATGCTTACAGACAACGACAGTTGCAAGATCAAATGCGTGCCGCACAACAAGCAGCACGATCTGCACCACAACGTTCTGTACCACGAACCTTGCAATCTACACTTGCACAAGCTGATGCTGGTGTTCGTGGGCGACGTTCTCGTCAGCAACTAAGGGCACAGCAACAAGGTATCCGAGCAGCTAACCAACTACAAGCTGGACCATTCATGGGTCCACAGGGTAGCCCCTCAGCCACACCTTACGGTTCATCTATTAACTTAGCATAATGCACGCAAGCTCTAGATACAATCGACTAACATCTTACCGATCACAATTTCTAGACGAAGCAGTTGAGTGTGCAAAACTAACACTACCTTACCTAATCATAGACGACGAATCTCGTCCAACATACAAGAATATTAAAACACCTTGGCAATCAGTGGGTGCAAAGTGTGTAGTAACTTTAGCAAGTAAACTTATGCTTGCATTGTTACCTCCACAAACCACGTTTTTTAAGTTCCAAATTCGTGACGACAAGCTTGGCGAAGAGCTGCCAGCAGAGGTACGATCCGAACTTGATCTCAGTTTTGCTAAGATGGAACGCATGGTGATGGACAGCATCGCTGCATCCAGTGATCGTGTCACTGTTCACCAAGCTATTAAAAATCTTGTTGTAGGCGGTAACGCTCTTTTGTTTATGGGTAAGGATGGTGTTAAGCACTATCCACTTAACCGCTATGTCGTAGACAGAGACGGTAACGGTAACGTAGTTGAAATTGTTACAAAAGAATTAATTCACGAGGACTTGCTCCCTCAAGGTTTCATTGCAAAAATGAAAGAGCAAAACATGACCGGCGATTCTGACGGTGACTCTTACGAAAAAGAGTGTGAAGTATTTACACACGTCCGTCTTGATGGTAACCGTTGGTTATGGCATCAGGAAGTTAACAATACTATTATTCCTGGTAGTGAAAGTAAAGCTCCTAAAGATGCTAGCCCATGGTTGGTTCTCCGATTCAATACTGTTGACGGTGAAAACTACGGTCGCGGACGAGTCTCAGAGTTCTTAGGAGACTTCAAGTCACTTGACGCACTGTCACAAGCCCTGGTTGAGGGCAGCGCTGCAGCTGCTAAGGTAGTGTTCACGGTGGCCCCAAGCAGCACCACCAAGCCCCAGTCCCTTGCGGCTGCCGGCAACGGTGCTATTATTCAGGGGCGACCGGATGATATTGGTGTAGTACAAGTTGGCAAAAATGCTGACTTTGCTACTGCTGCCAGTATGATTCAACAGTACGAACGCCGACTGCTTGAGGCATTCCTTGTTATGAATCCTCGTAATGCAGAACGCGTAACAGCTGAAGAGATTCGACTCACTCAACTCGAACTCGAATCCCAACTTGGCGGACTGTTTTCCCTTCTTACTGTAGAGTTCCTTGTACCATACCTCAACCGCAAGCTCCTGGTTCTACAACGAACTGGCGAGCTACCACGTTACCCCAAAGATATTGTTAACCCGACTATTGTTGCTGGCATTAACAGTCTTGGTCGTGGTCAGGATAGGGAATCGTTGACTATGTTCCTTGGTACAGTTGCACAGACACTTGGACCTGAAGCACTGATGCAGTTTGTTAACCCAGATGAGGCTATCAAACGGCTTGCAGCTGCACAAGGTATTGACGTTCTTAACCTCGTCAAGTCTATGGATCAGATGCAACAAGAACAGATGGCTGCACAGCAACAGCAGGAGCAGATAGCTCTCGCTAATCAAGCTGGTCAAATCCTGAAGTCACCTCTTATGGACCCTACTAAAAATGCCGATCTCCAACCGCCGCCCGAAGAGGCAGCCCCAGAAGCAGAACCCCAAGCCTGAAGTTAAACAAGAGGCTCCTAAAGAAGAGCCTCCGTTTATCCGCAATGAAAAAGGCAAAATAACCTTTAATCGACGAATCAAAGCACCCCCAATGTAATGGCAAATACACTTCAATATGACGGTAGCTCACCTACCGA